CGATGGCAATACCTCACCCGCCGCCGCTGCGGCAGGATCATCGGCAACGGCCGAGGTAAAGGCGTGCTTAACGGTCAGCGTCATTGCCGCGGTAGGTCCGAGTCTCGCGAACCTTCGCTACCAGATTGCCCTTGGCGTCGCGATCGTAGTCGATCAGCCGCTCGCCACTGAATTCAGCATTGCGCTTCGCGCCCTCGATCTTTACGTTCGTCGAGCCGACATCCACGAATACATCGGGAACGTCGACCTTGATATTGTTGTTTGTGACCGGGGCAACAGGAGCGGGCTTGGATGCGGCCAATGCGGTCGCTGCATCGTCCTTCGCCTGTTGCTGATCGTCGGGCAGGATAGTTGCATTGGCGGTCTGCGAAAACGTCGCCATGTCCATCTGATCGCGCAAGTCTGAGTCCATCGCCTCGTCGCCCAGCTTCTCGCGGATTTCGTCGGGATGGTAAATCTTGGCGTTGACGTACTGCACCGCGATGGTCGCGCGCGTTGCCTCGTCCGTCGATTCGTCTTCCTTCCAGCGGAAAACGATGTCCTTGTATCCGAACTTGAGCGCGATGATCGTATTCATCAGGTTGGCGAACCATTCGAGCCACGGCTCCAAGCCTTCCTGTGCCGCTTCGTCGTGATGGGTCTTTTCCTGGCCGCGGTTCATCTGCTTGATGAACGGCATCGGGTTGAGGCCAAGCGAGAAGCACATGATGCGGATCAGCCATTGATCCGTTTCGTCAGTCAGCGCCTTTTCCTTCGTGTCGACGACCTTGACGCCATCGGGAACGAACTTCGCGCCGCGTCGTCCTGCCAGATTGCCGGCGAGCACCGAATCCCACCACAGTTGAAAATTCTTGATCTGGTCGGGATTCCACGTCGCCGGCACGCTCATCAACAGATCAGGCGTCGAGCCGTCGGTGTAGTACTGGAGCAGGAACGCCTCGCGCCGCAGCGCAATGTTGATCGTGGTAATGATCTGCTCGACCGGGCCATAGCCGTAGAGCGAATCGACGCGCGGATTGCGCGGTTTGTAGAGCAGTTCGGGGAACGGGAATCCCTGTGGATCATTGATCGGCGGCATCCCGACCCGCAGCGGCTTGATGTAGTCAACCGCGGGCAGACCGTGCAGCACCTGTTGGTACGCCGGCCCCATGTCGGGAGTCGGAATCCTGCCATCCGGTCCTATCTTCGGCGTGATGAGCGCGCCATCGAGGATTTGCAGCGCATACAGGCGATTGCCGCGATCCATCTGCAACCATAGCGCGGGCGCGTCATACATGATGACCTGATCGAGCAGCATCCGCGTCCAGTCGTCAAACGAATGATCCTTGTCCGGATACTCGAAAAAGTCCGTCAGTTCGCCGATGCGCTTGTCGCCCGCAAAAGCCTTTTGCTGCTTCTGATCCTTTGGCCCGATCGACCATTGCTGCGATACGATCTTGTCTTTTACACGCCCGATCATGATCGCCAGCACGTCATAGCCGGTCGCGAGATTGCGCAGCGTGGCGAAACTGATCTGCGAATCGCGCGGCGTGACCCGCGTGTTATAGCCGACCGGATAATCCCAGGGCCGACCGAGAGCCGCTTGATCCGGCGCCTGCGCAACGGGTTGTAGCGGTTGCTGTGGCGGGAATAGCACTTGCGGACCATCGGCGCCGAGGATGGTGATGCCGAGCCATTGCCGCAGCCCCTTGATGCCGCGCGCGATAGGCGAACCCATGTTCGATGTCTGCGGCGCAAGCTGCGTCTGCCGCCCGCCTGGGACGCCATTGATCGCCCGCGCGTAGTCGTCGATCTGCTGCTTACTCGGCACCTCGTAGGTCGCCATCAGTTCACTCGCTCGCTTCGCGGGGCAATCGGTTGTTCGCCCGGCAACGCTTCAGATTGGGCGCTCTGTCGAAGGACGATCCAACGCACCACCGTTCCTATCTCGCCCACCAATGCGGAAAGCGACGACAAGGCGACCGCCAGACTCATGACGTTCTGGTCAATCGCCTCTAGCCGCTCCTGATCGGTCACGAATGCGGGCCTACATGACCCGTCCAGCCGGTGCCACCCGTGCCGCCTGTGACCCCGGTTGGGCCACCTGCGTGGCCTGTTCCACCCGTACTGCCGGTACTGCCCGTGGTTCCCGTGGTGCCCGTCGTCCCGGTTGATCCGGTCGCGGGATTGCCGCCCAGCGCGCCCGTTGCTCCGCGCTGCCAGTTGAACCCCGCCGACAACAGGGATTGCACCACGTTGACCGTGTACGTCCCTGCGGGCAGCGTCAGCGTGCCATCGCTTGCGACGGTGTAGGTTGCCCCGTCGATCGCGACGCCCTGACCGGCATAGGCTGCCGGAGCATCGAAGATCAGTTCGCCGCTCATGGCTTAGCTCCCCGTCGGGCCGGTCGGCCCGGTCGTGCCCGTTTGCCCGGTAACGCCCGTCGCCCCGGTGTTGCCCGTCGACGATCCGGTCGTGCCTGTGGTTCCGGTGCCGCCGGTTCCACCCTTGGCACCCGCGGCTCCAGCGCCGCCGGTGGGGCCGGTGCTGCCGCTGAGTCCGGTGTTTCCTTTGGTGCCAGCGGAAAAGGCATAGCCGGCGGCGAATAGCCCCGGCCCTATCGCGTTGGCGGGCAGCGTGACCGTGCCCGCGCTTATTGCGTAGGAATTGCCATCGCTGCCGATGACGGCACCGACGGCGCCGGCTGGTGCGGTAAGTGTGACGTTTGCCATGATTTCCCTTTCAGCCGGGCCAGCCGGTGACAGTGGTAGGAATTGGATACGCAGGTGCTACAGGAGCGACGACCGATGCCTGGCCGCGCATGAATTCAAGCATCCCGGTCGAATCATCGGCCGAGAGTTCAGTCAATGCCCACACGAGCGCATCCATGCGGTTGGGCGATTTCGTGGTCGTGATCGGATCGAAGTCGCACATCTCGTCTTCAAGCTGCGGGAATGAACGGACGTGATGGACGCGACCTTGTTCGTAGAGCGCCGCAATCGGCTCGGCACGGATTGCCTTACCGCGCGATGCGGTCACGCTCTTGTAGCTGACGTTCTGATCGACGGCGCGAATGGTCGCTTCCACCATGTCGCCGCCGTTGTTGATCTCGCCGATGATGCGATCCGCTTTGTGATCGCGGTATGCCTTGACCGCAGCGCCGCCCCAGATGTTCGGGCCTTCATCGAGCGAATAGTCGCCCAGGATGAACCAATGCTGCTTGCCGTCAACGTATGCGGTGCCGGCAACGACGATGCCCGCCTCGTCGAGAATGTCCGATGATTTCGCGAGTTCTACGCGATCGCGGTTCTTTACGTTGGGGTCGAGTCCGACAACCACACGGCTAAAACTTGGCGCAACAGCAACGCGATGTCGATCGATGTTGTCGCGCTGCCAAAGCGCACGCGGATTGTCGTCGAGCAGTTCGGCGTTGAGTTCCTGCCGGCCGAGGCGAGTGCCTTCGTACTTTGTGATGACTTTGGCAAAGAACTGATCCGCCAGATTTGGACGGTTGTCATACGTCGTGCCGCGCGTGACGATCCAGCCGGGTGACTTGATGAGTTCGCGGACGAGTGCGGTAGGGCGTGGCGTCGTGGTTACGACTACTTGCGGACTCTTGCCGAGGCGCAAGCCCATCATTCCTTGATCCCATGATTCGGGATAGCGCCATGCGGCGACTTCATCGGCCCAGAGTTTTTCGTGCTGCTTACCCCGGAGTCTTTCCGGCTCGTCGGCGGTGAAGATGAGAGTGCGGCTGCCATTAGGCCACTCCAGGCGCGATTTACTCGTCCGATAGAATGGCCGCTCGCTCCGCGGGCAAACAGCCAGAATTCCCGACTCACCTTCGACCATAATGTCGCGAGCATCATCAGCCGTTGCGGCGATGATGTTGACGAATCGGAAATCGCGCGCCCAAGTGCGGACTGTTTCCGCGCCCGTGCGCGTTTTGCCGAAGCCACGTCCCGCGAGTAGCAACCATCCCGGCCAGTTTCCAGGCGGGAGCCTTTGGTCGGGCCGCGCCCAGAAGTCCCAGCTATACAGGAGGGCTTCGGCGTGCTCACTGGATAGTGTCTCCAGCCTCGTCAGCAACTCGCGCGCGGAGAGCCGCGATAGCAGGTCGTTGAAGCAAGGCAGAGAGGGCGTCGGCGATTCCGACGACGGGGTTGTCTGGGTCACCGGAGATGGTCGTGGCACTCAGGTCGGGGATGGTTTTGCGAAGCAGGATTTCTGCGGCCTTGACCTGAGTCGTTTTCAATTCGACTTTGCCAGACAGATGATCTTGAAGGCGATTCAGGATCATGCTGGTCTGAATCCGTGACCGCCACTCTGCGGTCAGTTCGACCTTGCGTGAACGGGCTGCCATTCATGCTCCGAGGCTGTAAAAAACCCCGCCGGTTGCCCGGCAGGGCAGAAGGTGGAGCACCATGAGACGCAC